TGGAGACAGTTCCCGTTGCCATACTATCAAAACTTGATAGTCACTTCTAGCAAATAAATCGATTCTTTGTTGTTCTTCTTCAGGTCTATGCCATCTTTCGCCGTAAAATTCAATAATTTTTCTATTCTTTACATGTACAAAGTCTGGGCATTTGCCCATTAATATAAATTGTCCATTACCAGTATATCTATACTCTAGACCCATATAGCAAAGGATGCCAAATAATGTCATTTCGGCATTATTTGGCTCCTGACGTGCCAATCTATTCCAAAAGGATGCCGTTTTTTTGATAGAACGAGTTCTATCCATAGGCCGAGAAGGATTTTTTCTAGGTCTACCCCTCGGCATCAGCTATAGGAGAATTATCTGGCAAATGTCGGATAATCAAAGCCAGTTCATCCTCAGCCGCTCTATCTGCCGAATTAGTAATACGACTGGTAAGTAAGAACTGATGGAAAGCCTCTACCCAAGCCTGGATTACCGTCAATCGTTTTTCTGACTGATTTGAAGGTTCTGACACATTCTGAACTGTCAATTGCCTATTAATCTGATTCTGTAAAGCTTCAACTTTAGAATTAAGATCTTCAATCTTAGCATTAAGAGCAGACACTTCAGACGTTAGCTTATTGGAATCATTTGACTTATTTAAAGAACCGGCGGGACGACCTCGACCCCGCTTCTCGTTGTCAGAATCCACGTTTGTTGGATCTTCGTTAATTTCACCCGTAACCATTCCCGATGCTTCCTGTACTGACTCTTCATTATTGATTACCATAACCTCTCCTTATTGTTACGCCGTCCTATCGGGAAGCCAATCTATATTTGATTCCCCATCCGATTATTCTAACATTTTTATTATGTACTTAACACTACTGTGTCCCTTCAGATTCTATGATACGGAGACTAACACCGCCAAGAAATCCGAATATACCTCCCACTATAGCGGTCACAATCTCGGTAGCATCCATTTTATAGCCCAACCAACATGCAAACATACTAAATATAGTAGCGCATATGATAGCAACTAAGATCTGAGGGCGTATCCTACCCAACATTATTTCACCACCGTCTAGATAAAACCTACAAGAGCGATAAAATGATTACTTAACCGTAATCGGAGTATCAACCAAGTTATCAGTCATTATCCTAGTTTTAACCGTATCATTAATTACGAAGTCAGCAGTATCGATTCCATCGCCATCACCAAATGTCGAAGTATTATCTAATGTGAAATGACCTGCTTTCACATAATCGACATTCCAGCCGCCCACCGAACAATCTACATTTGTCATAACGAAATTATCGATCACAGCATCTCCGGCCATAACTATTAAAACACGGTCAACTACGCTGTTCTCAGCTTTAAACTCGCCAGCACCACGGGTTGAATTTATCTGTAAATCCGTGATTGTAGAGTCAATAGTTGCCTCTACTGTATGACCATCGACATAGGCTCCCAACGATAGATTGGCTATTTCAGCATTAGCAAAGTCCGCACTTGGAGCAGAAACACCTGTAGCAGTCCAATTATCCACGTACAGCCAACCTGACGAGTTGCCTTGCTTTCTGGTGATTTCGAGGCAGTCTGTAAGACCTGTTTTACCCATATCTAAGTTATTTAACGTAAGGGACGATAATCTTACTCCCGCCGCTAAATTAATCTTCAAAGTCTGATTTGCGTCTGCCGGGTTTTCCGGGTCAGGTTCCAGCTTGACACCTTGCACCACCGGCAGAGGATATTCCGCACCAGCCTCAGGCCAGACCGGAGTATCATCTGTGCCAGCAATTACAAAGGTAAAGGCTAAGGTAAACGCAAACCCCACAACACCCATAGCCATACCAATGCCCTTGAACCCACTCAAATCAAATCTAAATGTCGGAATTGGTATTCGCAGAGCGTTTAGAAAGTTAACGCCAGGAAGTCGTGGAGCTGTAAACTTATTCAGCTTTAGGTCACGGTTACGTAGTAGAATTTTACGGTAACGCCAGAGAAGAATCATCAATCCTACACTGAATACCGTTGCGCCTAACACCCATATTGCAGCCGTCAGGATGAACGCTAAAGATTCGGGAACCCCTAAAGTAGCTATCCAATTCTGCATACCTTGGATAGCACCGCCAATTGCAAGTATCTGCATTTTTTAATCCCCCGCTGATTTATTGCCTTCGTTTACTAAACGCTGTGCCATAGTCGCTACGAAAGCCGTCACCGGACCTGAGAACAGGCCCATGGCCACAAGCACGATATCAAGATGAGGTGCAACTTCTGACGGATTTGATGTCGTTTTCCATACAATAATTATACCTAAACAGACGAAACTCAGAATTATTGGCAATACGAAAAGTAATGTGAGAAATTCCGTTCCAGACAGTGTTGTAGAGGTTTTAGCTTTAAGACGTTCAATCTCTACTCTAGCTGCTATCAATTCTTCTACGTTATCTAACTCAGCCATTCCTTAATCCATCGTCATCCAGGTTACATATACTAATGGCTACAACTACCAAAGGTAGATTGTAGCCATATAAGGTACATCAGTCAATACTTTTAATGAGCAATTTGGAAAATTGATTACATTGTAATTAACCTTAACTTATTTATTGTGATAGCCCATAAGTATTAGGTTCTTGATTAAATTCCTAATCTTTTGAAAAGCTTCAAAAGAGGATATTCATTAGATTTATTAATACGGGCAGAAGGTGCTGTGCAATCCTCAAGCAATTGTTTTATGTCAGAAAGAGACCAATTTTCATCCTGAAACCACTGTAGGATTGCATCTTCTTCATCAGTTATGAAGTCTGGGGCAGCACCAGAAGGATCAGGTGCTGTAACTGACTCTACTGGAGTATCCCCCACCGTATCAAACTTACCTTCTCTAGGACCAGTTTCTGTACCATGTGAATGATAGTGCTTATACGGTTTAATGATACCCTCTGAATCCTCAGTCCCCTCTGATGTTTCATCAGAAACATCAGGAATATTACCTGATGTAGTACTCCCAGGAGTACCACTTCCTACAGAAGTTGTCCGATATCGTGCCCTAGATAAGTCTTCAGGATAAATCGGTTTATTGGGAGGCCCAAGCCTTTCATGAAGTTTGCGTTGTGTTTCGTCAGTAAAAGATAAAGGTTTCTCACGTTTTTCAAATTCTTCGTGTTTCTTCAAATACGAAAGAAGACTGACCAATGTCTGTAGGTCTGTATCATTTTTCATTTCTGTAAACACCTAATTTCTTATTACGGCAGTCCATATGTATTAGGTTCTCGATCCTCAGCATCATTAGCATCGCCTAAAGCTGATTGTTCATTACGTTCTTCTCTATGCATACGAACTTCGTCTTTTAGTTTCCTATTTTGCATTAAAGTTTGTATAGCATTTTGAAGTTCAAATAATAAAGCCTTACCATACTCCATTTTTTCTAAAGATACGACTAAATTATAAATTTCTGCGGCTGGACTATTAACAGTTGAATCCAATGGTGCGTCCTGTATAACTACACTACTCTTCTGTAGATGTTGATGAAGACCCGGTCTGTGCACTTGGTCAATAGCATGCCAACGAGAATAGCCATCATGACGATGATGGCCTTCTTTTTGTAGAAGTTTAGGTCGTCCAGCTTTAGGCATTATCGCCAACTAGTTCTAACATTTCTTCTAAATAGGCTACTGCTTGGGATTTTTCAATATCTAAATACTGTGACAAATCCCCTAATCGAGTTGCAAATTCTTTTGGTATGGTTTTTGTTTGTTTAGATGCTAAATATTTTCCCATTTCTACGATGGTTCCTGCATCAGGCACTCTACCAGGAACTTTCATAAAATCTGTCATCCAATTTTGTATAAGAACCTGTGGGACTTCACCACCAAAATGATCGGTCAATGGGTCCTCATCTCGTGCTTGTTCTTTTACTTGTTCTGCTTCCTGCGCCTTTTTACCTACACCAGCCTCTTGTCTAGTGCCATCCCATAGTTCAAGATTAGCAGCCCCATTAGGAAATTGTTCTAGCCTAAATTTTTGACGCTCATCTCCACCAAAAAGACTACCGTCAAAACCCGCACGTTGCTTGTAACCACCGCCGCCAGGTCCAACTGGCATATGATTTTTGCGATATTTAGACTTATATAATTTCTCAAGATTATCAAAAAGCAAAGCATGTTGCTTACCACTAATCATCACTCTTTTTACATGACCATTAGGATCTTGCTTTCTATTATCATCTTCCCAAGGAATCCTAACCTGTTTAGTTTTAAAACTACCAAAAAATCCTGTACCCGATTCAGGGTCAAGTAAGCCTTGAATAAATCCTTCAGTCTTTTTTCTCCATGCAGCCCATTTATCTTCTTCGGGTGCAGCTTCAGGAGCTTGGACTATTTCAACCTCTTTACCACCAGCCTCACGTTCACCCGGTTTAAAGTATTTACCGTGCCGTGGTCCAACATGAAAACCTTCAGGATCATACTGACGGCCTTCATCTTGAGTCGATTCATCTTGAAGAAGAATATCTATAGAAAAATCTAATAAATTTACAGATTGGGACTTACTTAAAGTCTTCTTACCAGCTTGTTCAGGCTTATCAGCTTTAATTCGTCTCATACGTTTTTCAACCTTATCAAGTAACGCTTCATCTCTAACTTTGTGGTCTTCGCCGTCAGCTTTCATAAGTTTGAAAAAACGATCGATGTCGCCGCCCAAGGTTAGAACTACTTTCTGATATTGTTCATCTGTACCCTCTAAGCCAACCTTAGTTAGGAACAGATGGTGTAAGACCATATTGGATATTCGTTTCACTAAATCTTGAGAATACCCTAAATCCTTCAATAAAGCCGTAGTAATCTCTGAGCCTTTTTTATCATGTCCAGGAAAATGCCTATTTTTCTCCGTTGCCGTCTGAGGTTTACCGATATCATGACAGAGTATGGCTAGATTTAAAATGGCATCATCACTATTAGCATTTTTCAAAGCTGCTACAGTATGTTGCCACACATCGGTGTGTTTACGTTCTGATCCGATCTGTTTAAATCCAATCTCTTTAGCTAGATCAGCAGCAATATGCTTTAACTGACCATTATCAGCTAGAAATTGCATAGCTATCCAAGGCTTTTCAGTCTGTAGAATCTTAAATAATTCCAATCCTATACGATGTTTTTTTGATTTCGATAAAACATCAGAAGTCTCTTTTAATCCTTTTAATAAGGTTCCATGCGGCTTAATTGGAAAATCTGCTAAAAATCTAGCAGCTCTAAGAATTCTAATCGGATCCGCTTTAAAGGATTTATTACTATCATTATTGGGAGATCTCAACCACTTTAATTTAATATCTTCCATGCCACGAGTAGGATCGTAAAATTGCCCAGTCACAGACTGGGCAATAGCATTGATAGTAAAATCCCTATTACGTAGGTTATTTAATAACTCATCTGGAGTTGTAGATATAAGGTCTACATTCATGCCACCGACTTCAAATTTAAGTCTAGCATGAGAATTATGGCTTTCCTTAAAAGGTATATTTATGGAATTCAGTATGTTTTTAGCTTCATCTAATGAAGTTAACGTAACTAAGTCAATATCTTTAGAAATCTTTTTAAAGAATTTATCTCTAACATACCCACCTACAAAATAGATAGGAAGATAGTTACCTAAAGTTCTAATCCAATCTGAGGCTCGCTTTCGTTGCTCAAGGTTCTTGGCGACATCAGGATTTACCCAAGCAGTTCTGGCTCTTTCAAAAGTACGACCACCACGGTGGACTAACTCATAAATCTTAGTTCTAACTTTTCCAGTGGGAGATTCTCCAGCTTGTTCAGACACTGGCTTATCTTCGAACTTAAATTTTTCAGCCTCAGGACCGACAAGTGGAGCTTCCCGCTCAATTTCAACATTAGGTAACTGTTGAGCAGCTTGCTTAGATAGAACATAGTCTATCTGTAATAATATTTTATTTGGATCAGAAAGTATGGACATATCACTTATCAGTCTGAATGATGTCCTTTACCAGAGCCACGATACCACCAGTCGCACCAGCAGCTATCTCACTTTGTGTCATGTACATTGCATATGCCGCAACGCCGCCCAGAATCACCACCGCAATAAATGCTTGAGGTCGAATTTTGTCCATTAGTTTAGCTATCATTTGTATTTCTTACTCTCCCCACCTTTAACAGTTTGTAGTTTATCTAATTCCCGTATCAATTCATCGTGATCTTTACCAGTAGCCTTCTTTGCCATAAACCCAGCACCCGTTATAGCATCTAAAGCTTCCTCCTTATCCACATCTACTATTAAAACACTTGCGGATGATTCTATGCCTTTAGACCCCAACGGACGTAAAAATGTAAACATTTCATCAAAATATTCATTACGCTCATCTTTAGTAATTTGAGCGTGAAAATTACCCGTCGCATTTTTAGCAACTTGGCCCAAGTATGTGCCTACCCCATCAAAGATGAACCAAATCTCAGGGTATTTATCCTCTTCTTTTTCATCTTCATCAGCATCGGCTTCTTCTGCTTTAATCAATAAATCGTCAGACATTAAATTCCACCGCTTAGTTTAACATATTCTTTAGCCTCTTCTATGGAAACTACTCCACCTAGATGATATGGACTAGTATGCAACGCATCTAGATATTCATATATTATTTCAATATCTGCCAGACCAGTATTACCGTCTTCTTCCCAAAATTCTTGCGCTTCTTTGATTTGTTGAGTCAACAAATCAATATAGTCTTCGTATTTTGAAATTACTTTCTTATTAGGAAGTACTACTGCTGCAATCTTAGTTTTCCAATCATCCGGGTCTTCGCTAGCTGCATTAGTTAAAATCCATACATTTGTCATACTTTTAATCTCCTACTAAGATATACTACTAGTATACCATAGATACCAACACTAAGTCAATAAAATTACTAACGCCATAATTTACGAGCTGCAGCTATAAATTCAGCTTTAATATAGTCGTGATCCCGTCCTTCCATCCTATTGGCCATGCCAAATTCACGCTGAACATCATTAATTTTACCTAGGTCAAAATGTCGGTCAAATACAGAACCAAGTTCCTCATCTATATCAAGTCCAGCGGGACCATACCCCTTCAAAGGACTCCTGCCACCTTGATTAATACCCTTGTGTGCTATAGAAAACATAGTTCCTCTATTTTCTATCTCACTCTTACTAAACTGAGGTTTTAGTAGTCTAGCAACATCGATATGGAAACCATTATCTATGCCAACAAAATGACCATCTTCTGAGACCATAAAATTACTACCGTGCCGATCCCAGTTGCCGCCAATAAAATCTAACAAAACATTTCTGTGATATTCGTTTCTAAAATTCTCATTTGCTGCTAATTCTCGTCTACGGTTAGAGTCTAACCTAGACCATTCCTTACAATTAGGCTCACAAAACTTTTGGAGGTGCCCTCCACCTTGGTGTCTGGCCTCTGCAAAATTACGTAGTGCTATACCCTGATCAGCAATAAACGCATTTGAAATAACATCCATACCAGGAGCAATAACTGTGGGAGCCTGTGTATTTAAATCAAGTATATTATCTATAACATTAGCAAATAGTTCAGCTTTTTGCTCATTTACTACAACTTTAAAAACAAATCTTCGACCATCATGCAACCGCATTTGATATGTAGCTGATCTATTAACTCCTCCACCTAAAGGAAAGATTTGGTCAATATCATCCTCTTTAATAGCTCTCATAGCGTCTAATTCAGAAGTATTTATGCCATTAGCTGCAAACACATTAGCCGCAGCCTTATTGAAGGCTTCATTAGCTGCAATAGCTTCTGGTCGAACAACGCCAAGATCAGCTCCCTGACCCGCTCCCTGTCGCTGTTGTGCTCGTTGCCGTTGCACACGACGAATACCTTGCTCAATATCCGCCATCCCACGGCCATCACGTTGCCTGCCTCTTGGACGTATCTGCTCCCCACGCTCACCAAGATCCTCTCTGCCATGAGGAGCAGGACCTTCTTGAGGAATACTACCTTGCCTACCACGAGAAGCTGCCCCTCTATGAGGGGCTAGACCACGATGTGTCCATCGTTCTTCTCTACGATTAGCTACATCGCTATCACTAACTTCACCAAATGTCAAAATGTTAGGATTTTCACGACCAGCGGGAAAACTGATAAGTTGACCACGTTGACGTAATCGTGGATCTTCAGTACCTCCACCAAATCCTCTAGGAACACGCATTAAATGAGCTGCGGCTCCACCATGTTCATCAAACCATGCTCTCGCTCTTGGATCACGTGGCCTACGTAATTGTCCCCCAGCAGGCATACGGACTGATTCTCCTGCACGTATTTCTGCCTGTGGGACGGCAATAAAACGACGAGCGTATATCTTAGGAGCAAGTAGTAACCGTGTACCGTCTGGAGATAAACGTTGCACTCTAAGAAATTTTTTCGCTTCCTGAGCTTGTTTAACATCTAGAAAGTTAGGAGCAGCTGGGTTACCTTTAGCATCTACCCATAACCCGTCAATATCATCTAATTTAGTATCATGCTTCTTATTAAGAATCTCTCTAATTTCTAAAGCTTGATGGTCAAGAGCGGATTCCCAATTTTTAGTACCCTCTTTCAAACGCACAGCACGATCCATGTGATCCTGCAAAGACATCCACTTATCTTTATTCACACCTATATAAGGAATATAATAAGGAAGCTGGCCTGCATCAATCATATCAATCATTTGATTGTAACGATTGTGAATAACGTGAGCTTCACCACGATAATCATTTAATTTAACGATTAAATCAGATAGCTCCTCCTTAGACATCTTCTCCATTTCTTCTCTTGTAAGACCGGCCCCAGGCATCATCCTTTTAGGATTAACCCAACGTATAGCACGAAGTACCATAGGACGAGGCTTAGTGCGATGAACAGTCCTATACATAGGAACTAAATGAGGATAACGGCGATGTCCTGCCGCAATCTCACCTTTAGGTGCTTTTTCCAATAAACCGTTAGCAAGCTTAGCTAAGTCAGCTATCTCCGTTTGGACAACTAATTCATCAAGCCTATCAATTACAGAAGTAACAGACATAAATTACCCCACGAACTATTTCTTTAACGCTGCGACTTTATTTATAGACTTAATCGTACCGTCCAGCTTAGATAGCACTAAAGAAATTTTTGGATCCTCATGTGCGCTTAACCTAGTAATACGATTATCTAATTTAGCTAAAATATCAGCTATATGAACACCAGAATCCGCTTCTGATCGCTTAGCCTTGGCTTCTGCTTCATTGGCCTTAGCTTTAGCCATCCTCGCATTTGCTCTTGCAGTGCGAATCTTGGATTTAGCCTGTGAACGTTTGGCCTTAGCCTCTTCTTCTTCAGCAGCTTGTTTGTAATCATTTATTGGTTCAGCCATTTCATTTTCTCCAGCAGCAGCTATTGCACGTCCTTCTTCTTGAAGCGCACCAACTGCCTGTCCATATCCAGGTTGATTTTCACTTGCTCCAACTCCTGGGACAACAAGACCAGTTCTTTCTGCCATTGCGGCTTTAGCTTGCCTAGCAGCTCGTTTATCATAAAATGATGAAATTTTACCTTCACCACGAGACTTACCATGATGCAATGGAAGGCCATAAGGCGCACTCGTTGCATACTCACGCTGGTTAGAAGGTACATCTGCTCCAGTCCCACCACCATTTCCTTTACCTGATATTTGAGGCCCAGGTCCAGTACTAGGCTCAGGCGTACCAGCAACAGGTTGAACTTTACCTTCCCCTCGCATTAGGCCAGCAGGAAACGCTCCTTGTTCTTCAACAGGAGCCGGTTGTCCATCTTCGGCAGCACCTTCAGCAGGAGCAGCTTCTGACTGTGGTGCCTGTGATGGCTTTTGTGGGACTCCAGGTAGAGTATATTGAATTGATCCATAACGGTCTAACTTGAAATATGCTAGATTACGTTGAAGAGCTTTAACTCTCTTAGCCCCGCCATAAGCATCTGGCCACCCATCAGCAGGAGGCAGAATAGTTTTAGACCCTGCTTTTATTTTTTCAACATGTTCTTGAACATTATCAAAGGTAGCACCAATATACTCAGCCTGCTCAGTTACACTTTTGACAGTTTCTTGCCACTTATCCCAAGCAGCTTGTTTAGCCTTTGCTTTTTCATTACCTTCCATTCCATCAGCAAGAGCATTTAATCTATCATATTCAGCGTTACCTTGAGCATATTCAGTAGCTAAGTTAGCCCGCTCTTCCCAATATACCTGTCGGTTCTTTCTATACAACCAACCTTCTGGCTTCGCACCGTGCATGCTCTTTTTTGCAGCATCATATCCCTCTTTAAACCCTGCTTTTGTGCGATCTGAAAAGCGATTAATAGCTTCAAAAATAGCCTTTCTTCGATTTAATCCATCTCTAGACGCATATAAGGTTTTATAGCTAACTGAGCCACCTTTTTTAACAGCGGCATCCCAAATTCCACTATCTTTAAATGCTGCCCTCTGAATCCGCTGTCGGCTAAGTGTTGCTCCAAGTCCTAAACTAACATTCGGCTTTGCACTTTCATCCATACCGCCAGCAATCAGTGCTTTTTTAGAAGCTTGATAAGCCTCTGAATAATTAGTAATAGGATCACTATTTAATTGGGTACGATCATTATCAGACCATGGGGCAACTTTAGAATACTTACCACCCTCTACACTAGCGTTATTGCGAAATACGTTATAGCCTTTGCTGGGATCCTTCGAATCAACACGTTGAATACGAATTGCACCGGCTTGATCATCGTGTAAAAGAACTCCCTCTTTAGGAAAAAGGTCATCTTTACTATAATCTAGATAGTCACTACCAGTAATTAAAGCATTCTTAATCTGCTCTGCAGCTTCTCTAGTATTCGAACTAACTGGGTCCCCGTCTTTCTGATCAGGAAATAGGCCATCTCCAAGACGATTTAGTTTGTCAACCGTTTTAATATGGTCAGCAAAAACACCAGATTCCTCAGCTTGTTGAGCAGAATCCCAAGCAGTTACACTCTCCGGCATCTGGAGATATAAATAATCATGAGCGATATCACCGCTCACATTAAACATAGAAATAGTGCTATCTGAAACATCTTTAAAGTAAAACGTGGGAGATACAGCCAAGATAAGGTCATCTAAATCATCGACAGAGGCCCAATCATCAGCCTGTTTAAGGTAATAATCGATCCTATTTAGAATGATATTATATTTACGCTCTTGCTTTAGCGTCATGGCCGTATATCTCCACTAGCATTAACCTCATCATCTTCAGATGGGTCAATTTCTCCACTAGCATTAGCTTCTGGTCCTTCAATAGGCGGCGGAGTTGGAAGTTGATTCACATCAGCTGGCATTCCTCCACCTGTTGCGGGAGGTTGACCTTCAGCCATTGCTGGCTGTGCTCCTCCTGCCATTGCTGGCTGTGGCATGCCTAGTTGGCCTGGTGCCCCTGGCATACCAGGTGCTTGCTCCGCCTTTTTAAACTTAAATCTAATCTCTTTGCCCTTTTCTTTGACGGGTTCATAGCCTAATTGCATCATTTGCAACGCATTTTCAATACGTTGCTTTTCAACACCCAGACTTATCTCTTCAGTTTCCTCCTTAGGAGGAACTAATTCCATCTCCCAATCAGACACATTGAGCTGTTTTAACAAGTGAGGCATAATATTTCTATTAATAACATTTTGATAGGACTCAATTAAACTGTCATGCATAGCAGTTTGAGCTGTTTCTCTAGTTAAACCGCCAACACTATTAGCATCACCCGTAAACAGGGGTGTTACGCCCCATAGCATAGCTACACGGTCACGAATCTCTTGCCTAACAGGTAGGTAGTCCAATTCTTGGAACGTGTACGCTAACTTAATAAAGTCAGTCTTGCCACGGTTATTTCTAGCGGATGCCGCAACCCATGGGAAAGTATTCGGGTCATTCAACATTTGAGTTTTAACCCGTTCAATTTCTTGTTCAAGGGATTCAGGATCATCCGTATAGGTAATTATTAACCCTGGTGGAATACGACGCTCGTACCAATATCTATACAACGTCCTATCTGCGCCAACTATTGCTAGAACCTTTTCAAACACAGTTAGAACAGGTGAATAGCCATAAGTCTTGGAAGGATTAAAGAAAGAAGCGTGACAAATCTCATCAGCCAGATAATAACGATAACGACCACGCCAATAATATCGATACATGGCAGGAAGTAATATACTGTTACACCTGAATCCTTCAGGCACGATTACATCACAATTGCCGGGCGATGTATGAGTTTGTTGTTCTCTATGGATCGGGCACAAAAAGTGAGATCGCTCAGGCAATCCATCTTTACGATCAATATCATACTCAGTTAGAGCTGGATGCAATCGAGTAATCTCAAATATCTTTTGTTTTAAAATTTTACCGCTGATTGGATCAATTTTATACTCTTTGTTTAGCAATAAGAAACCATCATCGGCAATAAGAATATCCGTCATAAATTCATGAAGGACATCTAACAAAGTCTGATGGAAGCTATTGGCACTAGACAGCAACTCGTCAAAACCATTCTGCTGCGCAAAATCAGGAACTTCAGTCTTAACTGGAATCTTCTGTCCAGAGGCATCTCTTTTATATTTTCTGATTTTTTTAAGTCTTATCTCATCATCATGTGCATCATAAACTTCTTGTTCTACAATCTCAAAAACAAAACAAGTATCACAATGTTCATCGTCTTCTTCTTCAAATTCTTTGCCGCACTGAACACATTTACGCATAAACTTTTGACGCCACGGGGCAAAACCTTTTCTAAACACTTCCCGTAGAATCGCCAGCACAACAGATCGAATTTCTGTAACTTGATAAGCAAGAACATATAAATCTTGAAGAATACTACGACGATAAATGAATTGTTGACGAACCCAGTCCTGAATAATCGCATCAAGACCTAGAGGTGCCATCCGTCCTGTAGCACCTTGAGCCGTCTCCGCAGACTTAACCAAAGAATCTAAAGTTCCCAGAAGTCCATTAACCCTCTGGTAATTACCTAGATTCTCAGTTGCTGTACTAGTCAATGCAATGGCGTCGCTAGCTGATGCGACGGAGCCATCTCGGCCCCTATTAGACAGAGCACTGGCCAAGGAATCAACAAATCCCATTAAGACCTTCCTATGATATCAGTCAATGCGTATTCATCAGGTGGATTAAGAGTAGACCACCCACCGTCTGACCTAGACCACCTAGAGCTGCAAACTAAACAAATCTTTTTAAATGCGTTACCATCTTCAAATACTCTATTTCCTAATTCATCAGTATATTCTATACCACCAATCCTATGACATACAATACATGTATCGGAACTACTGCTAACAATTCGCTCTTTTACTGCATCTCGTCCCCAACCGGTACCAGAAGTAGACTGTAAAGGATTTCGTGATTTATTTTGATCCTGCTCAGCTGCACCTGGATTTTCAAATAAAGAGTTTATTCCGGGCATTGCTTGCATGCCTGTAACTACTCCATGATCCTTTAAGACACCATGAACCGCACCTACAACGGCATCAGCTCGATCTTTTTTCATACCAGGTCGAGCTTCAATTTTATCTCCATAAACTATATCTAAGGCCAAAATTTCAGCTATAGTCTCTTTATCAAAATATCCATCAATTTTTTCCTGATAAAGTAAATCTTTAAACGTATCGTAAGCTTCTCGGCTCCCTCTACCAATAGATTTATATTTAGCTGAAATACCATGTTTGGCTAATGTTTGTAGAGAGTTAACCGATTGATAGTTATCATATGTAACATTAACTACTCTAAAACCTTTATCTCGTAACGAGATGATAAAATGCTCAATGGCACCAAAATCTACATCTTGGTCAACTTGTGGTTCCCAAACTTTAATTAAATCAATTTCTACATGCTCTAAGCCCTGATGAGCTATACATACAGCAGCATTAGAATGTCTTAGACCTAAATCAACATGAATAAAATACTTAACCCCAAGCATTAAGCTTGATTCATCACGTATCTCTTTTAAACCGCCCCACACAATCTGACCGACACTATCGATTTCAGCATCGAATGTTCGTAAAATAGGTAGCGGATCTTTAATATACGCATCACGAGCATAGGGAGGATCACATTCAAATCTAGCTTTGGCTAAAGTTGGGTCAGTAGCATAGAAGTCAGCAAAATCTATCTCTTTCTTTGATGGATTGAATTCCCATGTAGCATAAGGGTCCCCATTTTCTTTACACGCCACAAAAGTATTATTTTCCATCTTACCATTGGCAAACCGACGTTGAATAAATGAACCTTTAAACCGTGGCCATGACAGACTAATGATCTTACCTAGACCCGGAAACCTAGATTGTACTAGTGCTTTAGCCGTATTATATACGCCTTCCGCTCCCTCACTCCGCAAAGAATGGCTACGTTGTAACTCTTGCTCACTCTTAAATGCATCAATCTCATCTAGAATTACTAGAATTGGAGTGTATCCCTGCCACGATTCATTTTCAGAGTTACCTGAAATCAAACGTATATTTTTGGGGAAAGTAACCGCTTGCTGAGTAATGCGACAGGCGATAGATTGAGGACCAGAATCAGCTTGGAAAAGAGGAGAGCTACGAAGAATATTAGACAATGTACTAAAATAAATATTCCGAGCTATATCGGCATTTTGGGCTACATTGATGGAATCAATAAAGCTATTTTTATCCATGCCAAAATAACGTTGAGGGCTACTAAGACACTGTAATAAGTAAATAATTCTTAACCCAATTAAAATAGAACAGGTGTCCTTACCGGATCCCTGTCCAGCCATAAGAACACCCTCAGTATATTGTTTTTCATTAAAAATATCAGATAAAGCGTCAACAAACCTCAATTGATGTGAAGATAGACGCATAGATAAATTTAAATATTCGGGCTTATAGAGAAATGACTCTAAATCCACTGGAGTAGTCTCAAATATACTCTCCGGTGATTCTAAGCCTAACTCTGACTCATCAACTTTAAAATCGGAATCGTTAAGACCCAATCCTAGCATTGTAAAGTCTACCGATGGCAACCAACCTGGTGCCGAGCCGTTTGAGGGTTTCTTCATCTTGAACTTCTTCCCGTATTATTTGGGCTACATCCAACAAAAATTGTTGTGATAAATCAACTCCTAAAATATCCACTTGACCTTTTAGACTAGCTATAAGTGTGTCTGTAGCTTGTTTTTTATCCTTGAATTTCAGATTATCGTTAAGAACTGCCTCTTCAGCAGTCTTAGCTATTAATCGATATCCTGAAAGTAATCTTTCGTTGGCTTCAATTGTCGATAAAGATATATCTTCATTAGATACCGCTAAAGTCTTCTCTGAGATAGTATCTAGTTCAGTATTTTGTGGAATTTCTATAGGTAAGATTTCCCATTGCTCAATGAATCTCCACTGGTTTAAATCATCATATGAAATAGCCAATTGGGAGCTAATATCCCTAATGGCTACTCCCTTTTCGTAGAGTTCCTGGGCTTCTTTACGGGCTTTTTTATCTCTGTCTTCTTGCGAGACAGTTTTAGGTTGTCCAGTATTTGTTCTTGCCATAATTCAATTACCGCTGCAGCATAGTCTCTATCGATAGTTGGGCCACTATCGGTAGGAGTAGACGCCTTCACGAGAGTAGGTATAGTCTCTAAAAGATAAGAGAGCCAATTTCTAAACTCATTAGCATCAGCAAAAGTCATGATTGGTGCAGGACAGATTAACGCTATTCGACCAGTGAAGGGATCGACCATGACAGAGAATTCATCTTCATTAAATTCTGGAAATAATGGCATACAGTGCTCCCATTGATTGTTTAATAATATTTAACGAAAACCAGTGGCTGCCCGCCCCCAATCAAAAGCATTCTCTCTTTTACGATGAGCAAATGATTTACAGTTAATAACCTCCTTTTTATCTGTACCATAAAAAGCAGTAGTCCAGCCTATATACAAATCATGATTATGATTAATTTTATCACATTGATTATTATCTAGATAAAAAGCACAACGCTCCTCAGAACAAGTGAAAGATTTTGATTGATTGTCAGGAGAATCCTCTAAGGACTCAACAGTATAATTTCCACAAATCGGCAATGTCTGTTTGGTGGAGGTCCCACGAGCCGTATGAGTCATTATAGATACTGCTGCTAGACCACACTTGCCATTATATATACCAATGCTACCAATGGGTACATATCCAGCACTCTTCTTCATCTGTTTTGGCGTTTCTAATGCAACCCAATTTAAACAAGTCTCAATATTGCAATAAATTCCCATTATTCGTCTGTCTTTTTCTCCTTAACCAAGTCTACTAATTTCTTTGACCAATCTGTAAACCATTCATAGTGTTTATTTGTGGCAGCCAATTCACTTAACTGACGGAACACATCTACGGCTTGAACTTCAATATCGTCTTGAGTACCTTTGCCTCTGAGGAAAGATACTATACCCAATCTAGTTAATGATGAAAAAATAACTGGAGTAGGATATTCATATACCAAATAGTTTCAAGAATATGACAGAGAATATTCTCGATTTCTTGTTCCGAAAGCTCTATTGTTTTAACATTTTTCGGCAATATATCAGTTCCAAACAAGATATAACCCTAATATATCACACTTATACCTTATTATTCTTGGTTGTATAGTAGGGTAAGCCATCAATCGTCTCTATTTTATAATCTGAAAATAGATTCCCCCACCGTTTAATGGCTATTTCTGCGACTTTTCCAAATACTAATCTAATTTCTTCTTCAGCCCATGGAGAAGTACGCATTTCAATTACATGACGTAAATTTCTAAAGTTAGTAGACCATCCAATATTGGTAGCAAGACCAATAGGTGCGATTCGTCTCATCGCAGAGGTAATTTTCTTTTTACGATCAAATGACCCTGGCCCGTCTAAATCAAAAATTTCCGACATTTCTCTCTGTAATTGAGATAATTCTTCAAAAGTTCTAGTAAACATAGTCATGGCTTGCTCATCTTCTTGAATACATACCGGAGCGTACCAGTCTAAATCAGTAAGCCGTACATACCGTAAAGACTCCTGAGACATGGCCGTCCCCACCCTATGCCTTACCAATTCATGTGTAAAAACCCTACTTACATCACAGAAAAAGAAATTGGCGACACCGTGCTCTAATACACTACCGTCGCCTTTATCAATTATATTAGATATATAGCTCTGATTAGAGCTTCTAACCCTAGTTATATTAGGATTTAATTCAGTACCAAAAGACTTATAACATGCTCTACCATATGCTTCAGTCAGTAACTCTACGTCAGTTACAGCATCAGAAGTCCATTCTGAGGCTCCCATATGATTTAAAAAATCTTGTAGACCTTCTCTATTTACCTGGGACTCACCAATTAAAAATACCTGCGGCTCAACTATTTTACCCATTAATATTCTACCTTGCCTTTTTTAGCCGTATCAAAAATGCTAACGTTGTCGTTTGGCAATAATCCTTTCCGCTATAGTATCCAACCAATCTTCCCAATTCATACTGGCTTCTTCTATTTTAGGGTCTATAGACTCTTCATCATCATCATCTTCGTCCAACTTAACAACGGGATCACGCTGAATAGCATAGTGACGAGTCTCAAAAAGTGCTTTCATTTTTTTATATGACATATTAACCTCTAGTATAGCAGAATTTACAACCTAAGTACACGTCTACTTCTATTTTTTACGTCTAGCCTTTGCCGCTTGCTCTTTTATTTTAGCTTGAATTGTAGCGATTTTTTTAGCCGAAAATCTAGGTATTTCTATAAATTTTTCCATTTCTGTAGAAAAACTAGGATCCCAAGTTTGCTCAAATATAGCATCACTGATGTAGGCATCTAGTGCTACCTTTGGCTGGTTGCCCAAGCGTTTAGATACCGGCTCTCCTATTAAATTCAACTTAAATTTATTGTGAGACTCAATTACATATAACTCTATAGCATCACGCCACTCATCAGCAGTAAGGTCTTTACCGCCTTTCTTTTGTACCTTACTAATTAGGTTAACCATGCCCACTTCAAAAGTGGATTTCTTAATGCTAGGCACTTCACCGATTGATTCTAACGCTTCAAGTCCAAGTCTAGTACCATGATAAGTACGAAAGTTTTTAGCGGAGAGATCACGTCCCGTAACACCCTTCAAATAAGAATTTACCGCAGCCTCACTAATATTAAGAAGGGTGCCCTTAGGACCGACCTCTTTCTTACGGCGTATCAACTCTTTAGCTAGAGAAGGATCTGACACAGTGACTACATTTCGTATACCACGCTTACCTAAGAAATCTAATGTTACTTTATTACCAGTCACCTTTGCATGTCTACCTAGCATGGTAGTAATGCCGTAGGTTTTAACCTGTCCTCTAACAGGCTTACCGTCCTTATCCAACTTTTTAGGTCTTCCCTCTTGACCGTCCATAGTTACTAATGTGGCACCCGCAGGACCGCCAACACGTCGGAAAGTATCATGTATCAATGCAATCGTGAACGCAGCTTCACGAATAGTATTGAGTCTCATCCTACCTAAAGGTTTAGGATCTTTCATATCCCGCTTCAATGCTTTTTCAAGTTTAGGAAGGACTGCAACCAAATCAGCTACTTGAGCATCTTTTTTGCCTGCAGCTTTCTTATTATGTTCAAAGCTATAGGTTGCCTGTTTATGTCCCTGAGAATCAGTCCATTGGGCCTGTATCTCAGCATCCGCAGTACGTGCAATCACCAAACCTGACTTGCCACCACGATCCGGTTCTTTAGGATCGATCTCCTTTGCAGATATCATATGACCATCAGGAGTAGAAATGCTGGTAATATTGCCCTCATCATCACGCATAACTACGCCTGGAGTAACTGGGGTCTTATCTCTTGACCCATCCCATCCCTGACGCCTACCCTCTGTTAACTGTCTACTGACTTCTTCTTTAGTTATAGTAGGCAACATCTCAGCATATGATCTCCAAGGAATCATCGCTCCAGCAGCTTCGGCGGCTACTACTTCACGTTCAACTTCCTCCCCAATAGGAATATCTTCTTTAGCTGCATCAACCTCAGGAATATCGGTACCTACTTCAGATGGATAATAAAAACCCCCACCTCGTTTTCCTGTATGTAAAGGTGTATTGGGAGGAACGTCACCATACTCACGCTTCTCTCCAGGTTTCATCTTAACGAGATACTCTAAAGCAGTTTCAAGAGTTAATAATCTAGCTAAATCACCACTCTTTTTAATATCAGACCTTTTAGTTAACTGATTTAATTCCTTATCATTAATAAAATATGCTATATATTGTTGATTCTGGAACCTGCTATAGGTTAAATATAAGAAAAACCCATCAGACATAGAATCACCAGAGACGCCCATATCAAGAGAATCTAATGCTTTAGAATGTATTTTAAAGAATCTATCTCCAGATTTCTTAATACGCTCTCGTAGTCCTTTATTCTGCCAAAAAGCAGACTTTTCTGTAACTATTAGAGAATTATGTAAGCCTCCATACTCAGTCTTAGCCAGAACTTTACGTTGGGGCAAGACGATATATTCTAAGTTACTATCTTTATATATAGTTACTGCTGCCACTATTTATCTCTCCATTTACCTTGAAGTTAGCCTCCTTCAAAATCACGACCAAAAAGATTAGAGGACCAAGCCATTTAGGTTGGGTTCCCCTATGGAAGCTCTAGGTCTGCTAGTCTTTCCGACCAAGGACTAGTATACCCAGGAATTAAGCTGCCTAATAACCCCATAACAGGCGGAGAAAAAGCACGTTGGACATTTTCTACAAAATTTTCTTTAAACCTAGTTTGCTTCTTAATAGGCAATACTTTCCAATTAACAGCCTCTGTTACTGGATTTAACTTATTGAAATCAAAATATTTATCAAATACATTTGAAATTTCCTCTCCAAAAACGTCAGGATCAAAGGCTTCTAACATAATTTTAGTATATTCTTCTTTATCCCATCCTTCCCCGACTTTCTCTTCCATCACAGACGTAAGAAGTGGGCCACTAGAGTATCTCATTGTTAATTTATCAGGAAATTGAAAATTCGTATCATTGTAAGGTGAGCCAGGATTCACTTCGGCCAAACTATCTAGATTACCCTCCATACCCGCACCGTCACCAGCTAAACCATTATCAATAGCAATCATTTTATGGTCATCAGTGAGCATCCAGTTACCTGTATGTCGATCTGGATTTGCGATAATAAGATCTAATAACATGACTTTAATAAATTCTTCTCTGCCTTCCGCAGTCATGAGCATCTCTATAACGGCCCTATCTCGATCACTAGTACTTAAACAATTCTCACAAAATTCCATAAAGTGGCCGCCACCTAGATTTAAATCATCATGTAACTCATTTAAATAAGCATCAGCCCTCTTTGGATCCTCATGTGGGCTTAACCTAGTAACTTGGTCCAACCACTCTAGAGATTCTTCGCCCCCAGATGTAAGAGGAAAAGACTTGTTCCAAGTACCAAGAAACTTATCGTATAACTTCTCTACATCAATACTGTGAGATTTAACATACGGCACTATATTTAGACCAAGTGCTCTATCTACTGAATAGCTCAACATCTCAGCACGATTATCGCCATACATAGTTTTATATATAAATCTCTTACCATCCACTTTAACTGTATAATTATGTGCAGCATTAATACCTGTAGATCCCATTTCATCTATTCCATTTAAAGAACCATCAGTAAAGCCCACACTCTCTAAATTATCCGCAGTTAATCGTTCTGGTTTAATCTCTGAACCTAAAAATGTTTTACTATCAGAACCCAAAACTCGTTCTAATTTAGTATGCTGATTATTAAAAATATAATTATGATTCTGGGCCACTTCAGTATCATGCAGGACAAAAAGCTCTCTGCTGTCTATTTGAGCTTGTACGATAGATTTATAAGGAAGTTGATTTAGATTAGTAGATGTAGATTCTTCAGGTTGAACTACTTCTATCTCTCTTTCTTCCCCCGGTTCTAGCTCAGAAGGTTCTGTAGCTTCTCCCTCTCCCGTAACAACCTCAGAAGGGTAATATCCCGTAGCCCCACGAGGAGTAGTACGTATTGGAGTTTCACCCGGAGGTTTTTCACCGGGTGACAAATACTCAAGTTTCTCTCCAGGTTGAGATTTTACTAAGTAGTCTAAAGCAGTTTCAAGAACTAATAATTTAGAAAGGTTGGATTGTTTCCACAAAAAATTACCACCCTCTACAAAATCACCAATCTTAATACCTAACCGCTGAACCTCTCCCCCATTAATCTCTAAAACAGCCGTCGCATGTGCTTCAGGAATATATAAAGATTCTTGGTTTAAAACAGGTACTAATGCATTTTCAGTTAAATAAACAACCCTGCCATCAGCCATCCAAACAAGATCTAAAGGAAATTTCATGCCCTTCATGGTTATGACTGGGTGATCACCTAGATCAAAAAGCATTCCAGTGCCAGGAGCCAAACTGTCACGCCACGAAAGACCTGTAACAGGATCAGTGGCTATTTCAACTGGAATATCTAGATTACCAATACGGATGGAATCAGTAGTCATAGTGGCTTTAGATAAATAATCTTCAAGAACTAGAAGTTTAGATAGATTATCAGACTTCTCTTCAGCCGAAACACCTACATCACCATATACTCGTATCTCTTGTAAACCATACGGACTATCTAAATCAAAATCAGTAATCATAGCCCCAGTACGGAGAGCATTCTTCGGAATCTCAATTACATCCACATTTTCAGGATTTATTTTAGCTAAATCTTCCGGTTCAGTGAAAAACAGCGGATCACGTTTTTCGTCATCTGTCTCTCTTGCCCTAGCCTTAAAATACTCTTTCAACCACTCTCTAGCATTAAGACCCTCAAGCATATACTCATTAGATGGATCATCGGAGAAGTTTCTGAACATTTTACTGTCCCAGCCCTCTTTTTCCATCTCTTGATTTAAACGTTTAAGTATTGCTTTTGATGCTTCTGCACGTTCAGGTGTTCTGTGCTCTCCACCCCGCATACGACCAATTTCAGAAGCAAGTTTAGTGTCTTCCGCTAATTGATACGCAATTTCTTTATTAATCGTTAAAGAAATAATCTGGTCGCTAGCATCACCACCTAATCCTCCAACACCCCCAGCAATTAATTTTTTAGATGCTCTTATTGCTGGAGCATTAGTAGTCATATGATAAACAGTTTCAGGAATTCTAGGGTCATCAAGTGACATAGGAGTGCCACGCACAGGAGACCCATTTGGCTGACGTAATTGATGGTCAGCTGCCTTTACACCATATAAAGATGAATCATCAGGAACCGTCACACTAAGATCAAGAGACTTCTCTTGCTTTAAAAGATTTCTAGGGACACCAGAAAAATGTTCATTTAACAGATTAAAACTTTTATTTGGGTAGGGAGCGTCGGGATCATCACTATAAAGAATTTTAGTAGTTTCTAAATCTAAAGGAATCTTCACCTGATAGTCTTCTATTGAATAAGCATCAGAAGATTGGTCATGTGTAATATCTCTTAATAATTCCACTGGTACATCAAATTGAATAATCATCGGTAATCTATCAACTGAATGTTGCAACTCTGGTCCAATGGCCTTACCCCCAGCCCAACTACTAGCGGCCTTGGGAGACATGTTAAAACCAGCACCAAATCCCCCACCAGTTTTAGCAGGGTCTACTGCTCCATCAGTTAATATACCAGTGGCCCCTTTACCCGTTGTACCATGCCAAACTGTAACTTTATCTAGACCTAATTCTTTAGCTTTCTCATATAAATTCTCAGCAGTAGCCCCATTTTCATTTAAAAGACTAGGCTCAACTAAATCATTTGCATCAGACCTTTTAATAACATTACTATAACCACCATCGGTAATATCTTGTGGACTAACAAGGTTCAAAGCCTCTAATTCAGTCGCTTGGTTACGTTGTCGATCTCGTTCAAGTTCTATACCAGATTTCGGTAATTCAGGAGCTTGAACTACTTCAACTTCCCGTTCTTCTGTAGGTTCTAATGAACGAGGTTCAAATGCAGTTTTTAAATCTGAATATTTAAGATTTTCAACAAAAGCCGGAATGGTGGAATCTCCATTAACTTTCGCTTGTTGGACCCGATGGTTACCAGCATAAAGAATAAATTGACCATCATCGTATTTAATCTCAACAGGCTGTGTAACTGGAGTACCTTCCTGATACCCACCCTCCATGTCAGGAACAGGTTCTAATCCTTCAATTAAATTTAAAGGAATATCAATCTCAACTGCACTAGACAAATGTCCATCAGCACCACGCTCCAACATCTCTTGTTGAGTAATGCGTTTGTCTTCAAATTCTTGACGAGACATTTTAGAAGGCTGAGAAATTTCAATCTTCGTATCAAGAACCTCAGAAGGATAATATCCTTGTGCACCTCTTTCAGTAGTATGAATCTTGGTGTCACTAGGAGGTTTTTCACCAGGTGACAGATATTCAAGCTGCTCACCAGGAGTAGCTTTGACAAGATACTCTATAGCAGCCTCTAAGGCTGCTAATTTTGATAAAGAAATAGTCATATGAATAAATTTGTCCTATACACTATACTTTCAACAATGAAAACACTTCTTTATCCACAGCGGGAATAGCCACACTCCACACACTTGAAGCATCCCTCAGCTTGTTGCAACGACTGACCACATTCAGGGCAACGGGATGAATTAGTATTTAATATTATCTCATTAAAATTATCAATTGTCGTGGCGTCACCATGACCATTAGCATGGATTGACCTATGTCCAGACTGTTTCAACACATGGCCAATGCCATCAGCCAGAGAATTGACCTTTTTGCCTTGGTCCCACACAGGACAACAGGTGATGCCATCCAATTGTTTGATAATAACTTCTAATGGAACTCCATATTGTAAAGCCGTTGAAGTTAGCCTACACAAAGCCTCTGTAGTAGCACCCTCACAAGCACCAGCTTTACCGACAGTAGCAAAAACTTCATACATCTGATCCTCAGAATAGTTAATGGTCACATACATCTTGCCATGACCTGTCGATATAGACGTAGTCGTTCCAACCAAAGTATGAGGGCGAGTTGGTTGAGTATTCCAAGTAGTAGAAGATTGAAGAGTAGAATCCGTAGAGACTAACACCTCTCGTTCTCGACTACCACGACGATAAACAGTTATACCCTTACAGCCTAATTCCCAAGCCTGCTCGTAGGCCATACCTATATCATATTGAGTGGCCTCACTAGGCAAATTGATTGTCTTAGAGATACCTGAATCTACATATTGTTGGAATGATGCCTGCATCTTCACATGCCATTCATGGTGAATAGCATCACTAGCACTAAAAATTTTTCTAGCTGAAGCATCCAGCAGAGAATCCACACTGTGGCCTTCACCTAAGTGACTGGCAATGTCTTCCTTAGGTATGCCCAAATAGTCCTTTAAATCATCATTTATGTAGAACAGCTCCATGCCTTCCAGAGCTGCCGACATGTTGTGCTTTTTATACGCCAAACCAAAAAGAGGCTCAATACCACTAGAGCAGCCAGCTATCATGCTGATAGTGCCGGTGGGTGCAATGGATAGCCTCCAAGCATTACGCATGGAGTCCCAATCACCACCATTGGCCTTATTGAGGGTAGACTTATCGAAAGCAGGAAAACTTCCTTTAGTCTTGGCCAACGATAAAGATGCAGTGTCAGCGGCATTTTTGAGAGTTTGACCAATTGATTGGGCCAACTCCAAAGCTTCGTCACTACCGTAAGGAATACGCAATCGAACCAATAAATCAGCAAATCCCATAAGTCCTAACCCGACTTTACGAGTGGACTCATTCATCTGTTGGGTAAAAGACGTAGGATGTTTATTGGCATCAACTACATTATCAAGGAACTGGATACAGGTCTGTACTGTCTCGGTGAAACGATCAAAATCAAAAGTACCTTGGGAAACAAAATTACCCACATTTATACTTCCAAGATTACACGACTCACCCGAAAGCAAAGGCTGCTCACCACATGGATTGGTGGCATTTATACGACCAATCGCTGGAGTGGTGTTATCCTGATTAATTCGATCCAACCATACCATTCCAGGCTCGCCATTGGTCCAAGCACCCTGAATGATTTCATTGAAAATCTCTCTAGCCCGAATATATCGACCATCATCTTGAGGCTCGTCATACATCTTATGATCAAGAGGCCACGTTAGATGAATCAACTTATCTCGCTGAACGGCTTCCATGAAAGTTGAATCGGCACCAACAGAGATATTGAAATTAGAAATCTCTCCCTCGGTATTCTTACAATGGATAAATTCCTCAATATCAGGGTGGTACACCTCCATGATAGCCATGTGTGCACCATCTCGGCGTCCACCTTGAGTAATCATAGTTCCAACTTGAGAAAGAACCCTCAGAACATTTATAGGCCCACAAGCTTTACCCTGAGTTGTAAGGATTGAATGGCCTTTAGGGCGTAATCCAGATAGGGAAAATCCAACCCCACCACCAAACTTTTCAATCATAGCCTGGTCTTTAGCAGTATCCATTATGCTAGACATATTGTCCTCTATGTCCATCACATAACAGGCACTTAAAGTACCGGCACCGATTCCAGCATTCATGAGAGTAGGACTATTAGGCAAGAAGTCCAAAGACCACATCAAATCAAAGAAACGATTTTCTAACTCTTTAACTTCTTTGGAGGTAGACCCATACTTAAATTCGACTTCAGCCATAACACGAGACACACGTCGAAATAATGTCTCAGGTGTCTCGTAATTACCCTCGATATCCTTTTGTAGATAACGCTTCTCCAGAATCTTCAAAGCATTATCCGTAAATGAATGTACCAATACTCCCACAACAATCTCCTAAAATTCAAAATAAAAACGACTCTTCACCTCGGATAAATTAGAGCCGTTCCAGAAAGGGCAACTTTTAGCCCTATAACCTCATGCGCCCGGACTTACCCTCAATTCTCCCCATTTAGCAATCATCAAGGCATCAATCGAGTCTTGGGAAAACTTCTGTACTGAATCACCAAAAATTTTAACTGCCATCACTCTAACCTTATCTTTATCAGCACTTCCATCTCCAACGACATCTTTTTTCCAAGTCTTAACATTAACCGTAAATACATCCATTCCATGCTCCGTACATATAGTCCGACACATGGCCAAAATATGGACCAACTTAATTAATGTCTGGCGATTCTGAACTAACGGGATGTCTTCAATACAAATGAGGTCGTCTGTGGTTACAAAATCCCGTATCCACGGCGAAAGAAGCCAATACAACTCTTTGAATCGAGTTTCCCAAGATCTAGATTTTGAAGTCAATTCTACCACTTCAAAACCTTCTATGGAAAGCCTTGCAATGGCTATTTTTGAGGTACTTAGATCAAAACCAAAAATACTCATAAACGCATTCGTTCATGCCCTCGTCTAGTAATTACCCTACTCAAAGTCTCAAACTGAGACTCATATAAGCTTAATCGACCTTTGAGTAGTCTACTCTCGGCACTTAAATCAATGATACGAATCTTCAAATTTTGCAACTCTTCATCTTCCAAAACAGCTTGACCTTTCAATGAATCCTTTAACAACCGTTTAGAAGACTCGGCTTCCAATCCAGCTATCCTAGTGGATAGCATCAAATCAAAACCTTCCGATAAAACAAACAATTGACTCTCTAACTTAGAAATTTGATATGCTATATAGCCACGCCAAGATCCTAAAAATAGAAGCCAATCATCCATCTGTGCATCTGATAAATTATCTGAATTAGATGGAAACGCATAGGATGTACCACCGTTAGGTCTTTGCGGCATAGGGTATTTAGCATCTAGTTCTTGAAGTTCAGCGGCTTTAGATATGAAAGTTGAAACTTTAACCACAAATAATCACATTCCTTTGATAAAATGATCTCTCTCACAGGTAGATTTATAATTACACCAGTAATGGTCCCAATCAGGTTGATAAGGAACATGCTCCTCGTTCTTTACATATTCTTGAACTAATTTAAATTTATCAAGAGTAGAGTTGATGATTGAATCATTACGTTCAGTCTCGCAAATAATGTATTCCTGATTATTCTTATTGATATAAAAAATCATACCTTCAGTTATGCCCGTCATCATGGAATATAAATTCCATTGAACTAAATGATCACTCTTGGGAAGATACTCTGCATATTTAGGGTTCTTAGGTGCAGCCATCGATTTAAGTTCCAACAAGAACTGCTTATCATCAGATGGTCTTCGGATAATAGCGTCATAAAAGCCACGTATGGGCGGATCATCATGTGTAACCTCTCCTTCTGATGAAACTAATAGCCCAATATCTGTTAGCCTTTTTTCAATAAAATCATGATACACCGTACCAATGCTCATACGACGTAAAGTCTGATCCTCAAGAGGGTCTTGAGAGTAGCCCATCATATGGTAATATAAAGCTCGTGGGCATAGGTGTGCTTGAGACGGACTAAAATGAGTACGTCTATATGATGCCCGTTGTAAAGTTTTTTCATGATTATCTAAACTAGATTCTAGCCAATGCTTTCCTCTATCACGTAATATCTCAGTAAGTCGAGGCATCGATTCTCCCTTGAGCGAAGTTTAAAATATTATCTATAAATATAGATTTAAATTTGCTCACTATTTCTGTATTCTTAAATCTCCAAATTTCTAGTTCATATTCTGACAACAGACGTTCATCACGTATCACATCTTGCTTACGAAAGTGATGTGGGCCATCTAATTCAATACCTAGATGAAGATCAGGTATGTAAACATCTACGACATATGGAGGAAAATCTTCTTCTAAAGAAGTGCCAAATCCTGCTTCCTTGATCCACGCAGCCACTAAAAACTGTTGGGGAGTGTCCTTCTTTCGTGGGTCAGACTTCACCGTATACGTCGCATAGTTGGATTATCATTATCCCAAGAATTGGTGGGCATAGTAGACCTACCGGCTCGATCAGTCACTCTATCACTGCCAAGCAGTTGTTCAGCCAACTGTCCAGGGTCACCATCATTGCTCAAATTCAACAAGGTATTATCATTTTCAGGCAACTCTTCAGCACCCATAACATTTCTATGTTCTGGCTCTTCATATTGTCTCTCATTTGTAAGAGATTCCACCGCCTTACGTCGCCCACGCTTCTTCTTGGGCGGCTTCTTTAGCCCTTCACTGATTTCGGCAGTCATTTCAGCATAAATAGTTCTAGTATCATCTCGAAGACGATTAGCAAATTTTTCAGCCATTTCAGCGGCTAAATCTTCATCAATGTGATATACACCTTCTAGCATGCTTCCAAATGACGCTAAGATGCTTCGTAGATCTTCAGCTAAGTTACCAATAGAGCTAGTCGTCATTTTACACTCCTTAAATCCTCTGATATCTTCTTAAACAGTTCTTCATCATCTTTCATAATCTGAAGAAACTTTTCTCTTCCCAACCCTTTTGTAACTTCCCCAGTTATCGAATCCACATAACTATATTGAGGGCCACTACGTCTAACTATCTCCAAATCAGAAGCTAACATAAACGTTTCATAGACTGGATCTGGAAGGCCCGTATAGTAAAATGGCACAGATGAAGTCAATAAAGGGGTATGGGTTTTATTCTTTTCTGCTTTCATCTCTATAAAGAATCCTTGAGGAGACTTATGATCGCCAATAGTCTCCCCTTTGCGTACCCTAACCATTATACGACTAAAAAACTCTTGACCTTTGCCACCTGGTAAGGCATCACGTGTAATATATCCACCAATACCGGCTCGTATCTGATTAATAAAAACAAGAGCCGACTTGGTATTAACTTGGGGCAACTTACGAAACAGTTGATTCATTAAACGAGCCTGTAACCCAATAGATTGATGTTCCATACCTTCTTTTGCTTCAGCAGTAGGTAAAAGAGCTGCAATGCTATCCAGCACAATCAAATCTATTCCTTGGTCACATAGAGCCAATAACACATCTAAAGCGTTCTCACCAGTTTGAGGACGAGAAACTATAAGATTTTCAGTGTCTATCCCAATATTAGCCGACCATATGGGATCATAGCTAAATTCGGCATCAATGAAAGCACAAGTATAGCCAGCTTTTTGAGCATTAGAAATCATTCGCTGGCTAATATACGTCTTGCCAGAACTTTGTAGGCCAAACAACTCCGTTACTGCTAACCTAGGAATACCGCCACCAAGCATTTCATCCAATGCTGGCATACCTGTTTCAATACGTAACGTGTCTAACGAGTCATCATTACCTACCGTAATGTTAGTCTTTAGTTGCTTATTGATAATATCAACTATAGATTGGACTTCACTACTCATGTATTAAATCTCCCCACGACTCGGTAGAACGTTGCAAATCAACTGTAACTGGCATACTAAAAGAGAAATCTTCCATAATCTCTCTAATATCTGGAATGGCCGATTCGTCTACTTCATCGAACAGTATCTGGTCATGTACGGTATTACGAATACATCCACCAATACTTTGAACGTATTGAGCGGTCTTCACCAGACTAATTTTAATAATGTCACCAGCAGTGCCCTGTATTAAATAGTTCGGTGCCTTGAACGAATCCTCAGCTAATACAGGAATCTTACGACCATGAATGGTTCTTACATATCCATCACGTTCAGCATTTCGTTTGGTCCGCTCAACCCAACCCTTCATAACAGGGTAAGCATCCCATAATTGATTCAAAAAGGTTCTAGCCTGGGTTTGAGTTATATTACATTGACGAGCCAAACCTTTAGAGCCACCACCATAAATAGCTCCAAAATTTAATCGCTTACCAATCTGACGTTGCTCCTTATCCACCTGATCGGGAGTGGTATTAAATACCAATGAGGCCGTATACGCATGTAGATCCGTACCATCATTAAAACTTTGAATCAGGTTATGTTGCTGTGACGCATGCGCCATCATACGCATCTCAACCTGAGAGTAATCAAAGTCAAAGAACTCTCGATCTGGCACAAACATACGACGTACTTTTTTGTCTGCTGGAATATTTTGAAGATTGGGACTACTACTAGAAAATCGTCCTGTTATAGCACCCATAGCATTCCATCGTGGATGCAATCGACTATTACGTGCCGTATTTTGATATGGTTGAACATAGGTAGAATCAACTTTTTCAATAGACCGCCATCTCAATACTAATTCAGCGACCTTAGACCCTACAGGATGGGTAATAGACTGTAATGATGTTTCGTCAGTACTCCTACCGCCACCAGCAGTCTCTCTGGGCGGTTTAATGCCTAATTGGTCATAGAAGTAATTTTGTAGCTGTTTAGGACTACTAACTTCCATAGACCTGCCAACAATTTTATAAATATCATCTTGGATAGAACGTTGTTCGGCCAAATATTGACGATGGAGAATATCAATATAATCTAGGTCAATCTTGATTCCTTGATGTTCCATTTCAAGAATAATAGGAATCAGCATGTGCTCTAATTGGAAAAGTTTGGGATACTCCTCTTTTACCTCATCCATATATAGGTGCGCCCAGCCCTTAGTCAACACCGTATCCATGCAAGCATATGGATCCATAAATTCACTAGGAACCTGAGAATAATCTTTGAGCTTATACTGTTTAATGTATGCCTTAATAGTGTCCTCACATGCTGCTGCGCCTGGCCCATACGCCACAGTAGCAAGTTCTTTCAATCCATGTGGTGGTTTAGGGTTACGTAGGTGAGAAATACGTAGAGTATCTAAGATATTTTTGGGAGGGTACGCACCATACGTTTCCCTAATCATATGTAGGTCAAATTCGGCGTTATGAAACACAAAGACTTTATGATCCGCCTTGAATAGTTCAGTCATTAACACGCCGATTTGATCTGCTCCAAAATCAGTGTTACGAATAAATGCCGCCTGATTATCCCAGGCTAGAGAAACACCAAAAGCCTTATCATCTAACCAGTTAAGGCCCGTCGTTTCAGTATCAACGGCCACAAGCCGGTCATTGCTACCAAGAATAGAATGCTGTAAATCCTCAAGCCTCGATGTAGTGATGAGGTCGTACTGTGGTAGACTGTGTGCTGTCGTCATTTGTAATCCTAAATTCATTATTAAAGTTGGGTAACCTTTCCATATTAATACGTTCCGATGTAAATGTATTGATACACTGAATTAAAAATGGTAGTTGAAAATACGTACATTCAAATTCAGAGCATATCTCGGCGTCTTCAATCACTAGATCAGCATCAATAGTAGCTCTAGGGACATTCAATTTTAGTCCACCCTCTGAATCTGGCTCTATGCCAACCAAATTTCGATTTGTGGTCTGCAACGCCAACTTCAGTTGCTCCAATATAGAATTGCGATTAACATTAAATATAGGAACACCTGTGTACGCTACTAAATCATAAACTACCGTAGGGTATACTTGCTGGATACGTGGGGTATAAATGGTTGTATCGCCATTGGACATAACAACATGACCCTGGTTCATCGATAGGCCAACTTCTACATTATTTCCACCGCCCAATAATTTAGCCACTGCTTCAGAAAATTCAGCTGGAACCACAATATCGGGTAACGATTCTCCATCATAGTCGATAGAGGCGTTAAACGAACAAAAACCATTCATACCTGTAATCAAAAATCGGCTATCCTTAGAGCCAATATATGAGTAAGTAAGACTCGCCTGCTCATACGTCTTCGAAACAAAATTACTAGATTTAGATAGAAATCCTAAAAACTCACTACCTGTTGAACATCTAACTTCCAGTGCAGGCAAACTAGGGATGTCATTGTATAAGCCTTCCATATATGGAATCTTAACTTTAGAACGTCCTGATTTAATGGTCAAAGCACCACGACCATCAGACAATAAATCTATCGATGGCCCCTTAAACCCGCCAATAATTTCCTTTAATTTGGTTATTAATACCGAAAAAGTAAAATTTTCATCTGTATCTACAGTCTCAGTGTTCCAAATAGGCATATTGCCATCTTGCCAAATAAGCATATTGCCATTCTGAACGGAACCTAGAAGGGGATACTTCTTAGAGGTGTTGGAAAGAACGGAAGCTATGGCGTTTAACTTCCGTTCAAACCTTAACCTTTCAATAGCTACCACGTAACGGCTTTATCGTTAGCAACTGTTTTAAGCTGTTGCTCCATATCAGCCATACGACGGCCTAATTCAACTAACAAAGACTCATTTTCTATGGTATCCGCCTGAAGAACCAACTTAGCCATTTCATTCTCAACGGCAGCCCACGCTTCATGCACCACTTCCAATGATCGACTGACCTGATCCGTCACATCACCATCAATATCAATATCGCTGATACTAATCGATGGCTTAAACATATTAAAACCGCCACCAGTGCTCATTTTAAGAGTCAAAGCTAACTCAACATTAACCTTAGTCATTATGCTCATCCCCATTCTGCGCTACACTGGTCATATTAGAAAAAGCTGCCTCTTCATTAGCAATTTGTTGGGGCGTTTGTGAGTTCATACGATATCCATCACTGGAATTATCACCAAATTGAGGTACATCAATCTCCATGATCAACTTAGCGGCAATAGCCTCAATATCGGGCAAATCACGTTCAACAGCTTGAATCTCAGCAGCATAATCATTCGTCAATGCCGTGTCTGAATAGTCTAGCGCATAAGTAGTACGATCAGTGACACGCATACAGCTATAATCAAAATTGCGCTCTGTTAATGAGTCCATCATCTCTCGTTTAGATTCTAAATTCTTATATAATGTAAAACTCGCTTGGAACAGTTGAGGTTTACGAACCGTCTCACGATAGAAAAGCTTTTGTCCACGTCGTACTTCATCCCATGGCTCTTGACCATCTCGGTCAAGTCGAGGATTTTGAGCAGAGTGGAATGTACCGTAATGGAATGACCATGCCAAAAACCGTTCAGTGGTATTGGCAATAGCCTCATCAGCCGACATACAAAAGGTACATTGTTCCTCTCGTACTTGCTGGCCTTCAGCACCAAGGTTCAAGCGTGAACAATACTCATACTTGGTAAATCTGGCCCCATCACGAGTCATGCCAGGGATATTATGGTAGCGACTTAAATCTCCACCCTCTCCCATAAATCTAATGACTGCATATTCATTAGGACGAACACGAACAGTATTACGCCAAACACTTAAAGGGTTACGAATCTCATCCATAGGACTACCAGAGCCAGAACCTGCACCTTGTACGTATGTGCCAACAGAAATTTTAGGCATTTGACCTCTCCATAATTTGATTTAAATCTCTTTTGAGAACCTTGAGCTTCCAATAACTGTGATATTTCAATTTAGAAAAATCATCAACATCACCAAAATCCTTAGCCATGCCTGGAGCAAACGTATACTCAACACTTAAACCCAGTTTGAGTAACATATCAGTAGTTCGATACGCCATTTTAATTCCACTAGAGTCCTTATCAGGACAAATAATCACAGTCCTAGCCAATGACCCCAACATTTTAGCCTGAGTATCGGATACATTTCCTCCGAATGTACTCAAGACATTCGTAATTCCAGACTGATGTGCCTTTATTGCGTCAAATAAACCCTCCACTAAAATAATTTTACCTTCGTTTGATTGGAACGAATCAAATGGAAATAGAATTCGATCTTTATCCATACCCCTAGAATTCATGTATTTAGGATTGCCTTCAATACGACGTTGAACAGTGCCAACTAGAGTCTGTGCCTGATAAATCGGGATGATTATGCTATTGAATTGAGCATTGTACCTAAGATCAAATTTAACAGCCATCTCGTCAGTAATGTTACGGGACTTCAAATAATCATGGCCTACCGCCGATGGTAAGCCCTTTAAATCCTGATATGGATCTGCTATCTCTTCTTTGGGCCGATCAAAGTTTAGATTCCTGATATACAGCTCTGGAAATAAATCTAGAAACTGTTGATAGAGATTAACTTTAGGTCGTAGTTTATCCAGTAAACTCTTTAAATTACGCCCCTTTCCGCAACCATGAAAACAGTGCCAGCCCTTACCACCAACGTTAATTGCTAAACTGGCATTACGGTCATCATGCCAAGGACAATACGCCACAACTTCATCACCATAATGTCTGGTGATATTTAACCCAGCATCCTGTAAAAATTCAACTATTGTCATTAAGAAGCTCTAACCTGTTGAATTATTCTCAAAACAAAGAAATTCATGGTTAAGGAAAACAACACAAATAAAATTGCTCCAATCCATATACCTAAATATATATAATATTGTGAAATCCAATACCCTAGATACGCAAATCCCGCAGTTACTACTAGGTAAAAACTACCAATCCAGATTATTAATGTCCATCGGAGGA